AGCGCGTTGCGTCGTATGGCGTGTCGGCTACCCTCCCCCACACACACACAGAACGGGTCGAGGGTGTCTGCCGGATATAACGAAGAAGGCGGGGACACGCCACGGAACTATGCCCCCTGCCGCCGTGGCGGGGCTTTAACGCATCCCTCGACCCCACAAGGAGACACGCGATGAGTGATGAACGATGGATCAAGGAGTCAGAAATCTTATCAGGCGATCCAGAGGCCATGCCGAAACGAATCAAAGAGCTTGAGACGCAGCTCGCCACCCTGACCGCCGAGCATAACCGGCTGCGGGAGGCGTTGCAGAGCGTCGAAGCCTTCCTGCTTCACAATAAGGGGGTGTGTTGGAATGGACCTCAAGAACGAGCGTTAGGAGTTATTCGTTACACCTTGCGCGGGGAGGGGGGATGATGGACATGGCCTTAGCATTTATCGCGGGTGGGCTCTGGTTTATCGGTGGCGCTCTTTGGCGTATTGCAGGGTGCCTTATGGATTGGAGGAGAAATTCATGACCGACGACACGCTGCGGGAGGAGTCGAAAGTTGCTGAAGTTACCGATAAACCAATAACGGATATACATTGGGCTGAAGGCGTGGGTCAAATCATTATCATTCTCTGCGCGATGTGGATACATCCAGGGCTAGTTTTCGGCCTCATTGGCCTAATAATGATGTGTATAGGCCGTGACATACGGAAAGAGCGCAGGGCCAAGGCCCAGGCCACGGCGCGGGAGGCCGTGCCGGTGTCCGATCGGCCGGCCGGCGGTTCGTCGGCTGTCTAGCTTGGCCCGAAATTTTACAGGCGCTATACGAGAGTTTGGCGAGCGGGGGAGGTGGGATGCCGGCCCGCTCCGGGTGAGGGAGCGAACCGGCGATTTAAGGGGGATTTAGTGCGCGGCGCGGATCGTCAGCAAGGCCACACTGACGCCGGTGCCCTGCTCGGCAAAGCTGCCGGCGGGCAAGGGTTCCCACGTGTCGGCAATCGGCTGAAGTTGCGCCTGTTGGCGCGGGCCATTGGCGCACAGGGCCACGATCTTTCCGCCGGGCTTGAGGAAGTGCCGGGCGTGTAAGATATGCTGAATGTCGGCGCCGTTGGAGAAGGGCGGATTCATCACAATCCGGTCAAAGTGCTCCAAGTTGCCGTTACAGGCGAGAAAATCCATACAGAAGACGTTGACATCGGGAAAGCGTCGAATCAGTCCTTCAGCTAAGGTCCGGTTGTATTCGACGGCGACAATCTGCGCCGCGTGGTCCGGCTGCTGGTCGTTGTCGTCCTGCATCTCTGCCAAGAGGTTTCCGGTGCCCGCGCTCGGCTCTAGGACGCGGTGGTGCGGCTCGATCTCGGCCAGCTCGATCATGCGCGCGGCAATGCCCGGCGGGGTGGGGAAGAGTTGCGGGGCACTCACGGTCCGCACGCCGGCCTTGAGGCTCTGCTTCATGGCCTGCATATCGGCGGCGAGCGGATCGGGCGCCGGGGTGGATGCCGGCGGGGTCGGGGCCTCCTCCTCTTCTGGTGGGTTGGTCTTGTCGAACTCCTCCCGGCTCTGCATCCAGTAAAAGCCGCACTTGTCCGCGCTCTCCTGCAATCGTCCGGCGGCGCGGATCTCTTGAACCTGTGCGGCGCTGAGGATCTTTCCCAGTTTGTCAAAGGGGATGGTCCGCGTAAAATTGGCGCCGCCGTTCCCCCAGTTGTCGAGCACGGTCACGGATATTTTGTTGACCTTCTGAATATAACTCCATCCGGCGCCGCGTCCTCCTGGTGAGGCCCAGCATTGACAGGCTCCGCCCTTCTCCGGGCTGAGTTTGTCCGTCGCTAGTCCGCCCGATTCGGCGAGCATGGCGCGTTCGTAGTCGAGCCGGTGCGCGTAGTGCGCAAGCCAGCGGTCACAGTTGGCAATACTGCGCGGGTAGATCCGCTTCGCGTGGTCAATGATCTCGGCCAGGGTACGCGGGGCGTAGAGTGTCGGGTGTCCGTTCTGTAATGCGTCGTAAGCGGTGGGGTTGCCTGAGAAGTCGGGCCGGTCGCCTTCTTTGCGTGGCAAGGTCAACCAATGCGCGGCGGCAATCGCAAGCGCCTGCTCCTGCGTCAATCCCTCCCGGCTCCATAAGGCAAGCACGGCCTCGGCGTTCGCTTTCGTCTTCTGCGTCTTCCGCTGGTCCGCTTCAAGACCTTTGATCCGCCGGGCGCGCACGGCGGGCAGCTCTTTATATTTCGCATGGCGTAGGGCGCCGGCAGCGCGGTCCTTCCAATACTGCGCCGTCTCCCACATCTGCACGGCGCGGCGCATGCCGTTCTCGATGCGCTTGGCGTCCCGGCGGGCGTGGCGCTCCGAGTGATGGCCGATCAAGATTGGCTGGCCTAGCGGGATGTTGTCGGCAATGGCGCTCACGGCCTTATGGGCGCGTTCGGCGTCCCTGGTGCGGTTGTCGTGGTAGCCGTCGAACCGTTCGGCGCGTTCCTCCTGGCGCTCGGCTAATGTCTTGTCCTCGTCTTCGATCTCGCCGCACAGGTCTATCAACAGGTCCTCCCGGTCGGGCGTCCACATGGGGGCGACAAAGAGGCCTTGCTTCGGGGCCCATTTGAAGCCGGCGGCCTTCACGCGGGCATAGGTCGCGGCATCCAGCCGGCTTGAGGGGTACAGGCGAAGCTTGTTGTCGTCGGGGGAATAGGTGGCATAGTCGCTCATGGTCGGCTCTCCTCTAGGCAAAGGTTAAGGCTAATTGGTCGGCGTTCTCGTCGTGCTGGGGTCGGCTCGTCGTCCAGCGTCCCGGCGGCATCGGGCGCGGCGCGCCGGTCGTCGGATCGGGTTGCCACGCGCCGGCGTGGTTCCGTCCGCCACATTGGCAGCTACAGGGCGAGCCGGGTTGCGCGTTGACACAGCGATAGTCGCAACGTCGGTGGCGGCTCATGGGTTCACCTCTTCGACTGGGCCGATGAGTGCTCCCACAAATTCAAGCACCTCGTAAACTTCATTGCCATTCTTCCGCGCTTCCTTGAGGGCTTTGCGTAGAGCCTCCTCCTTGGTGCGGCCTGTTTTTGTGATGCCGTACAAGTGCGGCCTCGTGCAGCATTCCCCGATGAACGAAAACACAAAGTTGTAAGGTCTTAGCGTGTTCATGGTTCCATCCCCCCCTCTATTGCTTTTTCTATCGTGTCCAGTCGAAGCGCAACGTCTGTGAGAAGGTTTAACGCGGGCATAATGTCCCACTGCTTCAACAGTTCCTCGGCTTGCTCAATGCGCGTTCTCGCTTTTTGTAGTCGCTCAATCGCTTCGCACTGTTTCATGGTCGCTCCTCCTGGTCGGCGCGGATCGGCTCGGCGTCCGCGCGCGTGTCAAAGGGTTCGGGGTCAAGGCACTCGTCGAGGCAACCGACGCCGGTATCGGTCCAGTCGGCGGGGGGCGGTGCCGGCTGCACACTGGCGAAGATGGCTAGGGTTGCCAGGGTCAAGAGAAACGCTATCAGGGATTCGGTCGGGGTCATGGCTGCTCCTTTCCACGGGCCAGGGCCAGGGCGCTATCAACGGCTGAATATAATGGGTCCGTCCTGTTCAGCCCGTTCCGATAGGCGGCGTCTATTGTGCGGGTGTATTCATGGAGCTTCTCTAGCGCCTTCACCAACTCCTCATGGGCATTGCAGGCGCGGACGATGAAGGCGGCGTTGGCTCTGAACAGTGCCTCTTCCGCCTCCCGCTCTTGAGGCTTCACCGATTCAGGATCGCGGATTTCTGCAACAAGTTGGTTGTTTGCTCCATAAATGCCGATGCAATCCATTGTCTTGAGATCGTCGGCCACTTCCCACGGTCCCGGCGTATGTGTCTGTGTGCTCATGGTCTCCGCTTTCTGCGCCGTATGAGGCCCGGCGCGGGGCGCTTGGTGGTGGTGTGTGTCGTTAGCCGATCAAGGCTGACGGTCTGCGGGTCTGTCCAATGCCTCGATTCATGCTCAAGCCTCGGCCGGCTTGTTGTCCGGCGGCGTAGCCGTCGGCGCTCCCGATGCGGCTGCGGGTGGTGCGATGCGAGAGTCCGCCGGGGTAGAAGTGGGCGAGGGCCTTGTTCAGTTCTTCGCCGGCGGTGCGGATCGCCACGGCGTTTTTACTGGCGCGGCCTGAGTCGAAGGCGCCGCTGTACGTCGTCGCCTGCTGCGTGTCCTCCCGCTGCTGTGCGGCTAACCGTTGGTGAATGATACTCACGGCGCCTCGGCAGAAGGACACCATGAACGCCTGCCGGTTGCTCAAGACAGTCCGCGCGGCGTCGATGGCCAGGCGTTCAATCTCGCGCACGAGGATTTCGTTGAGATAGAGCACGGTTTCCACATTGCTGCGCTTGCCGACGAGGTTCATTTTGGTGGTGTTCGGCAAGGTCACGGCGCTGCACCAGTTATGTTTGGCGATGGTGTAGAGCAAGCCCCGGCGCCAGGTGACTGTACTGCGATTGGCGCCGGTCAACGTGTGCTCAATCTTGCCGTAGGGGTCGGGCGCGTGCTCCTTCGTCTCTACGTCGGCTTGACTCAGGTTGTACTCAAAGAGGAGGGTTTGCGCTTTGGCTGCTGCGCTCGCGGCCTCCTCCGGTGAGGCGCCGCGCTCCGTGGTGAGGGCTTGTAGTTTCTTGATTTTCGAGAGAATGGCGTTCGTGTCGGTCATGGTCGGGGCTCCTTGTGTGTTTGGTCGGTTAGTCAATAATCGTGATGCGTTCCGGGTATAGCGTGATCGGGTAGCCGATACAGGGGTCATGGAGCCAGCGGCCTAAACACTCCTGACACTCTTCGATCTTTTGGATTCCATCAGGTGAATAGAATCCGGTCTTGTGGTTCAAGGTCTGGTGTCGCTGATAGGGCGTCATGGTGTCCATCGTTCCTCCTCACATACTCTGAAAGGTTGACAGGTCCCGGTCGATGCTGCTGCGGTAGTCGGTCGGCGCGGGCCCGGCCTGCTCGCGGCTCACATAGTCGCCGTCGAGCCGTTGCTGTCCGTAGACGGTGCGCGGATCAATGCGCCGGTTCCGCCGGGTGAAGTGTCCACAGGAGTGTTGCCAGGCTTGGCGCTCGTTGTTCCATCTGAAGCCGGTCTGCTTCAGCCAGTCGCGGGTGTCGTCGCTCGGCTTCTCCGGGAACTCGCACCAGACCCACGCACCGACCAATCGGGCGAATGGTGCCACGTCGGGACGCTGGGCGACGGCGTCGGAAACTTCTTCGGTGGTGCTCAATTTGGGGTATTGGGTGGCGGTGGTCATGGTTCAGGCTCCTTTCTCGATCTTTTTGGCTACAATGTCTCTCGCCTCTCGATACACTTCCTCCGGTCCCCAGGTGTCCCCTACTTCCTCACGGATCTTTTCAATCTCGGCCTCGATCATGCGTTCATAGTCCTGCTCGATGCTCTTGCGTGTCCTTGGGCAATACCGATGAATGGAGCCGTTTGGGGAGGATTCCCCGCTCTGTCGTTCTGTGATGGGCCTCCCGCATTTCGCGCACTCGCAGCCGGTGTGGATAGTGGTCATGGTTCAGGCTCCTTTCTTAACGGGTGATGAGGTGAAAGAAGAGGCTCCACAAGGCCAGGCTGAGCCCCAGGGCTGCGATCCACACGGCCACAAGGGAAAGGCCGGTATAGCGGGCTTCGTGGCGGCTGGTGACGTTTCTGACGTTCTGGCGGTAGGTGAGTTGGTACATGGTCGCGGCTCCTGGGTTGAGGTGGTTGGCGGTCTCTGTCGTGTTCGCGCTCATACCTGGATCTGTTTGCAGGTGGCGTGCCAGTACGATACGGGTACGATAGGCCTAGAAAGCGGGCCATTCTAGGCGGTTACGTGATAGTATGATACCGGTATCGTCCCAATATGCTACTGTGGATAAGTGGGGGTTTCGGCCTAATGCTCGTAAGTGCGCGAATTCATTGCAATGACGCTGTGGCGTTGTGCGCCTGTGGATAAGCCAATTTTGAGGCGTCCTGGGACGTATCGAAACAGATACGGTTGAGAGGTGGGGCACATTTGCGCCTCACTGTGGCGTTTTTGTCGTGGTTGAGGTGTGTCGTATTGTCCACAGTGGGGGTTGGTGAGGTGAGTGGGGGTTGGTCGATGAAGAAGAGGAGAGCCGGAGGCATTACTCAGGGGCCACTCATGCTAAGCTGTTGATATGCTTGAGTTATTAGGCGGTAGACGCTGGGGTGAGTAACTGAGTAAGCATTTTTCACGATTCTCGTTTTTCGACCTGGGAGACTTTGAAAGCCTATATATAGGGGATGTAATCAAGCGCCTTCCCTGATTACTTTTTTACTACTCATTACTCATGAAATCACAATCATCACTATCCATGCGGCTTTTACTCGTTTTTAGGCTGAGTAAGATGAAAATTCCTCTTCTTCAACTGTAGGGATTACGCGGGGTTACGCTGAGTAATGGGGAATAAGTCATTACTCATACGCGGACGGATGGATACACAGGATCGCTCTTTAGGTTGGGGGATAGTAACGGTCGGTCTGTCTTGATTACATTCCCCTATATAGAGGCTGTGAAAGTATTTGACAGGTCGAGGGTTGGTGCTGTACCTGTGGGATATGTCCACCGACGCGAAACCGTCCCCCGGCATACCAGCCCGGAAGCCTTACCCTGCTAATCGAAAGCGCACCTATCGGAAGGTTGATCCTGATACGGTCAAGCGGCTCGCGGCTGCCGGCTTGGGTCCCGCCGATATTGCGAAGCATCAAGGCGTGTCGCGTGTGACCGCGTGGCGGTTCCTTGAACAGCATAAGCTTGAACAGAAGAACATTGACACATTCAAGGCACACCGGGCGGATCTCCTCGCCGGCCTGCAATCGGATGCGCTTTCCCTCCAGAAGAGGATTCTCGCCACGTTCGACGATGGCGTATTGAGCGTACTCAAGCCCGGTGAAAAGACAGGGCTTTTGATGGCGCTCAACGCTACACATGGGACGACATTCGACAAGGAACGCCTCGAACGCGGGGAAAGTACCCAAAACATCAGCACAATCAGCAGAATGATCGACAATCGAGTGCAATCAGCCCACAAACCGGGGCAAGAGGCGTCAAAAGTTGCGCTCCTAACTGGGGAGGCCAACTCCAAGGCTGACCCGAAAGCGGAAGCCTGAGTTTTTGGCCGGGGAATTCCTATAAAACAGGCCGGCATGGGGGAAATCGGCGTTGGTTGATGTGATCAGGCCCCCCGCACGACGCGCATCAAACAAAAAGCATCGCACTAGGGGTTTCGTGCTAGGTAAAATTTTACACTTTCCAAAAAGGAGGTTCCGATGCGTCTCTCATTGATTCTGGTGGCTCTTAGTCTCCTCTCCGGCTGTGTGGACGCCTCGCTGAAGCGCGAACGCGGCGCGACGGTGAACGGCTATACGACGTATCACACGGTCCTGCACGTCGATGTCGTCGATGAGCCGGTCTGCACGGGAAGCTGCAAGCCATGAGCAGCAAATTGATCAAGGGGCCGGGGTTCGGGCGCCCGGTGAACGCGGTCCTCCAGCTCCCGTATCCGAGCGAGGAGATCCTGAAGACGCTGACCATCATCCTGAAGGCCGATGGCAATGTGGAAGTGATGGGCGCGGTGGGGAATCTGGAATTCGCGCAGCATTTCCTGGACGCCGGACGTGCGCGCCTGGAGCAGTGGCACGCGCAAGTGGAAGCGCATAAGGCTGAGCAAGCGAAGAAGACCGAGGCGTTTTTGAACGGCAGCGAACCGAACACGCCCGAGGCCCATGCCTAAACCGTTGTCGATCGAGGAACAGCATGCGGAGATCGATCGGTGGCTGTTCGAGCCGCTGTACTGGGCCAAGCGGTTTGGGGGGAAGGACTTTGATCCGTGGTCCGGCCAGGAAGACCTGTGGACGGAGTACGGCAAGCTGTTGAACGCGAAACTGAAGCGGTATCAGGGCGCGACGTTGACGGAGGAGGATGAAAAGTACGTCAACAAGATGGGCATTTCGATCATGGCCGGGCAAGGGTTGGGCAAGGAACGGTCGGTCTCGCTGATCGGGCTGCATTATCTGTTTATGCTGAAGACGTACATGCCGAAGGGGGTGTGTACGGCGCCGGCGGGGCCGACGCTGCATTCGACGTTGTGGCCGGAGTTCGGCAAGGTGATTGCGGGGAGCGAGTTCCTGTCGGCGCTGTTCGAGAAGCAGAGCAACCGGATTTTTTTGAAAGAGGATAAAAAGCGCGGCGAGTTTATGCGGATTGAGCCGCGCACGATTCAACAGAACTCGAATCCCGATGAGCAGAGCGTGGTGCTGGCGGGCATCCATGCGACGGGGGTGATCTACATTGTGACGGAAGCCTCGGGCGTGCAGGACAGCGTGTTTAAGCCGATCGAGGGCGGGCTCACGGATCCGTTGTCGATGGTGATTATGATTTTCAACCCGACCAAGCGCGGGGGATTTGCGTACGACAGTCACGAGAAGAACCGGCGGGACTGGGTGTGTTTGCAGTGGAGCGGCCGGACGCTGAAGAAGGAACGGCAGCTGCATCCGGGGAGGTTCCCGTGGTTCAACGAGCACGCGCAGGACGTGCTGATCCGGAAGTTCGGCGAGGACAGTGACTTTGTGCGGATGCGCGTCGATGGGCTCCCGCCGAAACTGGCGATGGATACGCTGATCGGGTATGAGGACGCGATGGCAGCGGTCGAGCGGCAAGTGGAGACGCTGCCCCATGACCCGCTGTGTGTGGCGGTGGACGTGGCCGGCGAGAAGGGGAACGATAAGTCGATCGTGCTGACGCTGCAAGGGCCGAAGATGACGGGGATGGACGAGTTTACGAACAAGAACACGGCGCAGCTGGGGGATTGGGTGGCGGGCCAGGTGCGAACCCAGCTGACGAGCTTGCCGATGGACGTGCAGTTTCAGATCGGGGTGGACACGATCGGGATTGGGCGCGGGGTGTACTTTCACCTGACGGACGTGCAACGGCTCCGGCATGTGCACATGATCGACGTGAGCCAGGCGGCGCTGGATGAGCGGCGGTATCACCGGCTGCGCGATCAGATTTGGTGGGAGTTGCGCGAAGCGTTTGTGGAGACGCGGGAGATCGTGATTCTGAACGATGACGAGTTGATCGGGCAGCTGACGTCGATCAAGTGGGGCGAGGTAGACGGGAAAATCAAGATCCAGGGCAAGGGGAACAGCTCGGGGATTCCTGGGGTGCCCCCGCTGGCGAGTTCGCCGGATAAGGCGGACGCGCTGGCGATGGCCTGGTGGCTGTACAAGCATTTCTGTTCGCGGATGCCGGAAGGTGCGGTGGCGAAGCGATTACGCCGGGACCGGACGCGGCCGATTAGCTGGAAGGTGCGATGAGTAGCTATTGCGAGCAGCATGGGATGACGTACAGAGCAGGGTGCGGAGCCTGTCAAGAAGTGAAAGGGGGTGAGAGGCATGGCGAAGTCCAAGAAAAGCGGCGGCAAGAAAAAGTGCTAAATGAGGCGCATGTACAGACGTTGCGAGACCTGCATCGGAAGGTCAAGGGGACCTATTTGCAGCTCTCGCAACTGCTGGATGAGCTTGACTTATTGATGCGAACCGTATAATACGGATATCGTACAACCCCCCTCCATCTCGGAGCCACGTTGTCGGGAGCAGCCCTACACGTGGCGACACTTTCGACAACCTCCTCAGTAGACACCGGCAGTCAGGATTTCGATTTTCTGTTGACCACGATGCGCCGTGGCGACGACGGCGAGAACCTGCAACGGATGCAGCGGTTTGTGTTGGATGCGGCCACGCACCCGACGCGGACCATGTACGAAGCCGAATCCTCGCTCAATTACCAATACATCGAGAACGAGTTTTACACTGAAGAGGAATTGCAGGCGTTCGCGGAACGCGGGCAGCCGCCCACGAAGCGCAATGAAATTGCGCCGATCATGGAGCGGATTGCCGGGCAGTTTATTCAGACGCGCCAGGTGGCGACGTTCCTGGGACGCAATACGCCGGCGGATGATCCCGTCGGGGCGCTCGCGCAGGATTATCAGCGGTGGAACGATCAACAGAACCAGCTGGAGTTCGAGGAGCAGGACCTCGCGTGGGACGGACTCATCGGCGGGGTCGGTTGGCTCAAGTCGTACATCAAGCGGAACGAGTTGGGGCAGGAGTACGAGTGTACGAAGCACCTCAACCCGTATCACGTCTTCAAAGATCCGTATAGCACGCGCTATGACCCGAACGAGGATGCGAAGTATATCTGTGAAGGGTCCTGGATGGACCTGGAGGATGTCATTGCGCTCGTCCCTGACAAGGAGGAGGAGCTTCGTGACGTCCTGGCGGGGCCGACCGGGCATACATTCCAGGTCGCAAGCCAGGTCGCGCCCTCCCTACAGAACGAATCACTCCAAGGGGGCATTTACTCCCTCTCCTACACGGTCCTGAACAACCGGAAGCGGGTCCGCCCGTTCGAGGTGTGGTACAAGCGGAAAGTCCGGCTCTATCACGTCTTCAGTGACTCGGGCGTGCTGGCGATTCCAGTGCCGCTCGACTCGAAGACGTCAAAAGCGGTGGTCAAGGAGCTGGGCGGGCGCGTCTATGCCCGGCCGACGTTCCAGGACCGGATGTACTGTGGGCTGTTCCTGGGGAACCTGCTGCTGCATCACGACGTCTCGCCGCATCACACGAACTTCTTTCCCTACATTCCCTTCTACTCGGGTTTGCGGAAGAACGGCGCGCCGTTGCCGCTCTCGTCTCGCCTGGTCCCGATCAACGAATCGATCAACAAGCGCGAAAGCAAAGCCCTCGCGTTGATGACGAACAACAAGATTATCGCGGAAAAGGGCGCGCTGGACGACGACAGCGACGCGCAGGAAGAGAACGCGAAGCCCGACGGGCTGGTGACGGTGCGCGATGGCGCGCTTTCCGGCGGGCGCGTGCAGTTCCAGACCAATCTCGACATGGGCACGGCGCAGCTCCAGCTGCTCCAGGAAGACAAAGACGCGATTCGGCGGGTGTCGGGCCAGGGCAACGAGTCGATGGGGATGCCGAGCGAAGTGCGCTCGGGCACCGGCATTGCCCGCAAGCAGATGATGGGCAACCTGATCATTACGCCGGTCCAGAACAATCTGCGGCGCACGCGGTTTATGAAGGCGCGGCTCTCGTTTGCGTACATGAAGCAGTACGTGACGGAGGAGATGGCGTTTCAGATCACTGACGATCCGAAGGTGGTCCGCACGGTTCAGCTTACCAAGGGGCATCTGCAAGCCCTCAAGGAACGCACCTACGACATTGTCATTACGGAAATGAAGGACTACGCGGTGCTGCGCGAACAACAGGCCGAGATGCTGTTGACCGTGCTGCCGCAACTCGCGGCGCTGGGCCCGGGCATGGTGAAGCTCGGGATCCAGATGACGGAGTTCCGCGACAAAGACGTGTTGATGCAGATGGTGGACGGGGCGAGCCAGCCCGCGCCGGCCGTGCCGAAAATCAATCTCACGATGGCCTGGGCGGACCTGACGCCCGAGATGCAGGCGTATGTGGCAATGACGGCGATGCAGAGTCCCGAACTCGCGCAGGCGTTGATGCAGAAGGGCGATGACCCGGCCTTTGTCCAGAAGATCAAAGCGGAATTGGCGAAGACCCTGACGGTGGAAGGGACGCGCGCCACGATTGAACGCGGACGGCTCGACTTGTCGGCCCTCCAGGCGGCGGTCGAAGGCCGATTGGAAGTCAAGAAAATCATGGGGCAAGGCGCACCGATGGTGGCGCCGGCTCCGCAAGACGAAGGAGCGATGGCATGAGCACGACAGCGGTTATTGAGCAACCAGTCACCCCGAAAGATGTGGCCTCTGTGTTCTACGACGAACCGGAGCCCGCAGCCCCAGTGATCGAGACACCCCCAGCGCCAGTCGAGGAGCCTGGACCTGCCGCCACGCCAGAGGCGTCTGCGGCCTCCACTGAGACGGCCAAAAGCGAGGAGCCTCCGAAGGGGACGGAGACGAAACCGAAGGACGAGGGCGGGCACATGGCGGCGGCGCGTCGGTTGGGCCAGGAAGTCGCGGATCTCAAGCGCGAGTTTGCGGTGATCGCGGAAGAGAACCGTGTCCTCAAGGCCAAGCTCGATGGAACGTACCAGGACCCGCCGAAAGAGACGCCGGAAGAAGCCGTGGCGCGCGCGGAGTTCAAGGGGCGGGAAGCCGCTTCGCGGGAAGTCGCGGTGGGCTTGTACGGGAAAGAGGCGCTGGAGCGCGAAGTCTACGGCGACGGCTCGACGTTCAAGCAGCTCGTGAAAGAGGAGATGGAGCAGAGCAAGGGGAAGTCGTGGACCTACCTGGAAGTCGTGAACTCTCCTCAGCCGCCGATCGCGGCCATGCGGGCGATTGCCCGGCGCGATTTTGCGAAGAAGTACGGCGACGATCCGGCCAAGTGGGTCGAGAAGATCGAGGCCGAACTCGAACCAAAAATCTTAGAGAAATTCAAAACACAAGCGGCGGTCCCTGTGACGGGAGCACCGGCTCCAACGGTCTCCGAGGCGCGAGGCTCCGGCGGACGCGCGCGGGAGAAATCGATTGAGTCGATGTTCTACGGCGAGGGCAGCGGCGAGAAAGGGAATTAGTTATGTCTACGTTGAACGGCACCGTCCTGAGTTTGTTGGATCACGCCAAGCGGCTCAGTCCTGGCGGAAAGGTCGAGAAGATTGCGGAGTTGCTGTCACAGAACAACGCCATTCTTACCGACATGCAGTGGCAAGAGGGGAACCTCCCGACCGGACACCGCACGACGGTGCGGACGGGACTCCCGACCGTCGCCTGGCGCCTGTTGAACGGGGGCGTGGCAACGGGCAAGAGCACCACGGCACAGATCGATGAAGGTTGCGGGATGCTCGAAGCCTGGTCCGAAGTCGATAAGGACTTGGCCGAGCTGAACGGAAACGTGTCGGCCTTCCGCTTGTCGGAAGCGACCGCGTTCATCGAAGCGATGAATCAGGAAATGGCCTCGACGTTGTTCTACGGGAACAGCGGAACGGCACCGGAAGAGTTCACCGGCCTCGCGGCGCGCTACAGCACCATCTCAGGTGCGACGAACGGCGAGAACGTGCTGAACGGCGGCGGATCGGGCTCGGACAATTCGAGCATCTGGCTCGTGGTGTGGGGACCGCAAACCATTCACGGCATCTACCCCAAGGGCAGCTCAGCCGGGTTGACCCATGAAAACCTCGGGCTCTGCACGATTGAGAGCACGGGAGGGATCGGATCCGGGACGCGCATGCGGGCGTACCGGGATCATTGGCAGTGGAAGTGCGGGATTGCGCTCCGCGATTGGCGGTACGTGGTTCGGATTGCCAACATCGACGTGTCCGATTTGGTCGGGAAGCTATCGGCGGCCGATCTCGTCGAACTGATGATCAAGGCGATTCACCGGATTCCCGGCGATAGCGCGTTTTCGATGGGCAAGCCCGTGTTTTACATGAACCGATCGCTGTTTCAGATGCTCGACATCCAGCGCCGGGCTGACGTGATCGCCGGCGGCGGGCTGACCTACGAGAACGTGGACGGGAAGATGGTTCCGACGTTCCGGGGCATCCCGGTCCGCAAGTGCGATGCGCTCACGGAGGCCGAATCCACGATCAGCTAATTCTTTTGAGGACGGAGGAACGATCATGATTCTCGATGCACAAATGCAGTTTTCCGATTCACAGGCGCTCACCACCACAGGGGACGTGGGCACCAACGTCATTGACCTCGGCGGGGACCGATCCATTGGGACCGGCGAGCCGATGGCGGTCCTGTTCTGCGTGGAAGTGGCGGCCGATCAAACCACGGGCGACGAAGACTACACGTTCGACGTGGAGTACGCCTCGGCGGCCGCACAGAACGCGGGGCGGCAGCTCATCGGGCGCCGGGTGTTTGAGTCCGGCACCCCGACGGCGCCGGCGCAGGACGCCGACCTCCTGGTGGCGGGGTACAAGTTCTACATTCCGATTCCGCCGACCGTGCTCAGCGAGAGCGAGCGGTATCTCGGGGTGCGGTACACGTTGGCCGGCACCACGCCGACGATTACGGTCAGCGCCTACTTGCAGCCGTTGAGCATGTGTGAAGCGCAAGTCGTGTACCCGAACGGCTACACGATCTCATAGTGAGAGGACAGGGGGCGGGGGACACCCCGCTCCCTGAGTGCCGGCTTTCTTTCAGTCTCGGCGCGCGATGGGCGGATGCCGGACCCGACCCAGCCCGAGAGAAGGGACCTGATCATGTCGAATATGGACCGCTACCGATGGATTCGGGAGCAGCTGTCACGGGACAAACTGGCCGGCATGGCCGCTCGCATTACGGGCGACACGTTCCATGTCGTCCCTGGCTCAGCCGCCACGCATATCACCTATGCGAAGTCGGTGCGCCGGAACGTCTACACCACGATCGACGAAGCCTATTCCAAGGTCGTGAGTGGGCGCGGCGATGCGCTGGTGATTTGGCCGGGGTCACATACCCCGACCGCCTCGATCGTGGCGGAAAAGGACAACGTGGCCGTGTATGGCGCGGAAGCCTGGATGGGGCTGAAAGTGCGGAAGCCGGCGAGCATCATCACGGCGCCGGCAGCTGACGAAGCCTTCAACATCACGGGCGCGAACATGAAGTTCGTCGGCCTGACGTGTATCCCCGTGACCACGAAATCGTTTGCCGATTTTACCGGCGCAGCGGACGGCCTGACCATCAAGGATTGCTACATCGATCTCGCCACGCCGGCGGTGAACATCGCCACGGAAGGGTTCACGGGCTCGGCGGCGATCGACAACCTGCTCGTTGAGGGCAATGTGGCGTGGTCGGACGGCGCCCAAGGGCCGGCCTTCGAGATTACCGGCCTGAACAACAACGCCTTCTTTACCCGCAACCACTTCCATGTGGACGCGGGCACGTGGGCGTCGGCCGTCAACCTGATCGATCCTGACGGCATCGTGGTGGAGAACGATCTGGCGACGTGCGGCGGGACCGCCATGACGGCCTGCTACACCGGATCCGGCACCACCGTCATTGCGGGCGTCGTCTTCCGGAACAACCACAAAGGCGTGCTGGTCACGTTGTTTGCGGACGGATTCGGGACGACCTCACACGCGGAGCTGGTCAACAACTACACGGCGACGATCGGTGGCGGCACCGGGAGCACGCTGATCACTGTCATCACCTAGGCATGAACCGGATGGAGCGGGCGGGGGCTCGCTCCATCCATGACGGAGGACGCGATGAAGGTACGAGTGAAATCAGGACGGATGGGGTACTACGGGCTGACGCGCCGGCGGGAAGGCACAGAGTTCGAGCTGGAGAAGGACAGCGACTTCAGCGAGAAATGGATGGAGCCGGTCGATGGTCCGGCGCCCGTGAAGCCGGTTGTCGAGAAGGCGAAGACCGAGACCGCGAAGCCGAGCGCCGGGAAGGCGAAAGAGTAGGGAGGACGCTATGAAGATCAAGTCACTCCTGGCGGGGCTCCTGGTGATGCTGGCGCTTGCCGGGGCGGTGGGCGCGGCGATCGAATCGACGATCACCAAGACCGTGACCGTCAACACCAACGCGGCCGATTTTACCGTCGTGGCGACGGCCGCGAATCGCACGATTCGCGTCACGCACCTCGACGCGCAGAACGTCGGGACGGCGAACAAGGTGGCGGTGAAATTCTGCGATGGGCCGTGTGCCTCAGCCACGTCGATCATTGGGCCGTTTGAGCTATCTCCGGCCTCGGCGAGTGCGATGGGCGGGGGCTATAGCTTTGTGTGTTCGGGCCCGAATTGCGCGTGGGTGATTACGGCGGGGAACGCGCTGATCGCGCAAGTCGATACCGGCGCGACGAACAACGTGCGCGTGCATGTCACGTATCAGTATTACCAGAGGTAACGAGTGACCGTGAAAGCCTGGCATCCGGCCTATATCCTGGTGGCGCTCCTGGCACTCCTGCCGATTATGGCGGCGGTGCCATTGGCGTCCAAAGTCGCCCGTGTCGCGGTGACGGCTTCCCCGCATTATGTCTACACGGTCGGGCTCTTGGTCCTGTTTTCGGCCTGGATCGGACAGCGGGACGGCTGGCTCGGGCTCTTGATGGGCTGGGTGAGCCTGTCGCTGCTGTGGACGCCAACCGTGGCGGCGTTTGAAGTGGTCGAAACACTGGTCATGTCGGTGATGGCCCTGACGATTCTGCGGGCGCTCCCTGTGCGGGGGCACGAGATTGTCGTGGGGGTGCTGGTAGCGGCCGGCCTCTTTCAAGTGCTCGACGGGTTCCAGCAATGGCTGGGGTATGACGTCCTGTGGCACGGGTTCGCACAAATCCATCCGATTGCAGCGGTCTTCGGGACCACTGGCAACTCGAACTACTACGGGGCGTATCTGGCGATGATTGCGCCGCTCGCGCCCTGGTGGACGGTGCCGTTCTTTCTGCTGGGCATCGTGCTCTCGCATTCCCTGCTGGCCGTTGTGGCGGTGTCCGTGGGGCTGCTCTGGCGCGTACGAGAACACAAAAAATTGGTGGCGTTTGGCGTGTCGGCGGCGGTCCTGGGGGCCGTCGTGGTGATGATCTTGAAGGGGAGCACGCCCTTCTCAGGCTTTCAGCACCGGCTGACGGTGTGGCAACTCGCCATACAGAACTTGAACCCGCTCGGATGGCTCATTGGGGCCGGTCCCGGGAATTGGCAGCTACAGATTCCCTCGCTCCAGGTGCAGCGGGGCATCTATCCCAACGAGGTGTTTTTGCAGGGGCATAACGAATGGCTCCAGCTGCTCTATGAGAACGGGCTTGTTTCTGTCGGGCTGCTCGGGGCCTGGTTGTGGTCACAACGAACGGCCTGGGTCGGTCCCTATGGCGGGGCGGCGTTGGCGGTCGCGGTGACGAGCTTCGGGATGTTCGGGTTTCGGTTGGCGATCACAGGCTGCGTGGCATTGGTCATTCTCGGCTTGGCGACGGCGGATGAGCGATCACACGAGGAGCACGTATGAAACGGATTGCAGGACTATTGGCGCTCATGGTCGCGCTGGCGATCGGGCTGACGGCGCAAGCCCAATTTTTCGGTGGAAGCGGATCCGGCAGCGGGGGCGGCGGCGCGGCGAGTGCGGCCGGCTCGACCTCGGCCGTTCAAACCAATGTGAACGGGGCGCTCGCGGATAGCGGTTGTACGGCGGTGTCGGGAAGCGCCCGTATGAATTGCGTCAATGGATTGACGGCCTCATTTGCGACACTCTCCAGCGTGACGGCGACGTTGGCGAACGCAACCGGACTCCCGATTACAACCGGCGTGAGTGGCTTGGGTACTGGGGTGGCGACGATCTTAGGGACCACGCCCACCGGCACCGGCGGCTTGGTGGCGGGCAGTTCTCCGACGCTCACGACTCCGAACCTCGGCAGACCATCCTCAATTTTCCTGGTCAATGCGGCCTCGATGCCTGCCACCGGCATCACGGGCACGTTGCCCTTGGCGAACGGCGGCACGAATCAAACCTCATGGACCTCTTCGCGCTGCGTGCAAGTGAACGCGGGCGGGACGGCCTTAGAATCGGCGGCGGCGGCGTGCGGCACAGGCGGCACCGGCTCAAGTTCCACAGGGGCCTCTGGCGTGGTGCAATCGGCTGACGGCAGCGGCGGCTTTGTCAGCGCAGGGTGTACCTCACTCAACGGGCGGATCACCTGCCCTGGTGGGTTTGTCGCGGGTACATCCAGCCTGGGGGTGATGACCCTCCTGGAAGGCTCAGCGACCGGCGCGGGCGCGAACAGCGGCGAGCATAACTGCTGGATCGACTCGACTGATTCACTCTTGCATTGCTTTGAAAACGGCGCAGCGTCACAGGCTACCTACGTCACCACGACGAACGGGGCCACGCTGGTCAATAAATCGTACAACGTCGAAGCGACCGGCAACTATCTCACGCTGGTCAAGACGCTCTGGTTCCCGGCAGCGGGGGCGAGTGGCGCGAGTGCGGCGGCGGTGTGGGATCTTCCGGCCAGTGCGCCTGCCGTGGCCTCTGCCGTGCTGTTAACGAACACCGTCAAGGGCGTGCTGGACTTCCCGAACAATGACGATACATCTGCGCAGATTGTCCACCGGCTGTCACGGTTCTGGAACAGTGGCCCGGTTGAAGCCTTGATTTCCTGGCTGTCCACGACCACGAGTGGCAACGTGACGTGGTACTTGCAAACGGTCTGCACGGCGGACGGCGAAACCGATGATGCCTCATTCAACGCGACGGGTGCCAACAATACGATTGTCGATGCAGCCAAAGGGACAGCCCGCCAACTGAATACGGCGACGATTGCGAGCCTGACCATGACGGGCTGCTCGCCACGGGAGAACCTGCACCTCAAGATTCGGCGGCATGCAGGCGACCCGAACGATACGCTTGCGGGCACGGCGAGCTTGTACGGGGTGGAATTGACCATCCGTGAACAGCAAACGACGGTGCCGCAATGAGAGTGCATCGTAGAGGGCGCTGGGGCGTCATTGGGAGCCTTGCGCTCTGCCTTGTAAGTCTCGCGTCTCAGGGCTGGGCCGCATTAGCCGCAGGCACACCTGTGTCACAGGTCGGGACGGCGTTTACCCAAACAACAACCGTCTCTAGCGTGGCCGTATCCGGAAGTGACAGGGTATTGATCTGCCTCTCTGCCTGGCAATCTTCGACGGCGACACCCACTGTCAATTTTAATACGTCTGAAACGCTGACACAGATTGGCTCTACCGCGCTCTATTCCGGTATCCGTGTTGCAGCATGGTACAAGATTGCTCCCACGTCAACCACGGCGAACGTTGTATTCGATTGGGGTGGCGGGGAAGAGTCAAGGGCGTTTGCGATCTGTGTCCCGTTGACGGGGGCCGATCAAACCACGCCGACAACAGGATGGACCTCGGCCTCTGGTACAAGTACGAGTCCATCGGTGACAGTGGCCGGTGTCGCGTCTGGTGAATATGTGTTCGATGTGATTGGGACGCACGGCAGCACGACATTGGCATTAGGGGCCACTGCGAGAACGCAATTGCCAGAGGGTGCGATGGCGAGTGCAGGAACCGCGTCTGGGAGCTATGAGGATAATTCGACCGGCTCCGTGGCAATGAACTGGACGGCTGATTTAGATGATTGGGTGATTGGGGCGTTTCGGGTGACTGCGGCAAGTGGGGGTGGCAGTGGGGGTGGCAGTGGGGGTGGCAGTAGTGAGACATTTGGCTTTCGCATGAGGATCATCCAATGAACATCCTGAGAGGATTGGTTGTTGTGTCGGGCATCCTGCTCGGAGTCGCGCATCCCGCCACTGCGGCGGTGACGCTCCCCTTTTCCAGCACCTACGATTGCGTGGAACAGGAACAGGCGGACGGCACCTGGGTCACCTGCGACGGACTGAGCAGTTCGGGCGGGTGGACCACGAGCAACGGGGCTAAAGAGGCTATCACGTCCGCCGCGAACTATACGAGCGGGGGCGGCGGGCGTGGACAACGGCACTGGATCGGGAACGGCACAAACAACAATAGCGGCAGCGTGCATGTCGGGATCAATTCGCCTCCGCAAGTCCTGTATGTCCGCTTTTATTTTCGTTATCAGTCCGGCATTAGCATGTCGGGCGGCTCGCATAAAGTCTTGTACTTCACCGGCTCCGATTGTTCAGGGAATTCAGGGGGGTGCTATTTTGCCTTTGAAGGCACGTCTAATTTTCGCTTGACCGTGGCGGGGAGCAATTTCGACAACGGCAGTACATGGGGCTGGAACGATCTACATGGTGGGTCGAGTTCTGACGGGAACTGGCATTGGATCGAAGTGATGGTGAATAGGACAGCAGGCACGGCAAAAGCCTGGTTTGATGGCACGCTCCGGCTTGACCAATCCAGTGTAACCTATGGCGGGAGTTCGGCAGGGTTTTCGGGGTTTGAGTTGCCGGAGAATGCCGTGGTCAGTACAGGCGGCACCGATAAATATGAGGACATTGACGACCTGGCGATCCAGACGACGGGACCGATTGGGGCGCTGGGCGGAGCGAGTGGTAGCTCTGTCGTCATCGGAGGCGTTCAATTCACCGGCACAGTGAGGATTCAATGATACAAGTATTGATTCTACTCCTTTCACTACTCCTCTCATTTGAGGCTCATGCAGCCACCTTACTCTGGGACCAGCAAACGATTGTCAGCCCTCTGACCGTCGAGAAAAGCGCGACGGCGAGCGGGGCGTATACCACAGTCGCCACGCTTCCAACCGGCGCAACCGAATTTGTCCTGACCCCTGGGGCCTATGGCTGGTATCGGGTCCGCAATAGTGCAGGCCCGTCTAACGTGGTCCAGTTCTCACTGGATCTCTACACGGGCTTGGTGACGGATCGGCTGACGGCCTTGGAAACGCGGGTCACGGCGCTTGAATCATTCACGCCCACGCCCATTCCTACGCCTGTTCCATCCAGCAACCTGACCGTGCGCCAGATCGACGCGGACCATATTGAAATCACCTGCAACGGCATCGGCATCAGCACCACGGGCAGCGGAACCCGCAGACTCATGGAGTGCCGGCACTGATGACGCGCACCGAACTGGAGCAGGTCATTCGCCAGCATCCTGACCGGGGAACGTTGCCGGTTGAATGCGTGATGGCGTTCTGTATCGTCGAGTCCAGCTTGAATGAATGGGCCTATCGCTACGAGCCCGGCTACAAGTGGATCGTGGGGGAGACCCTGACGCCAAGCGAACGGATCGGGCAAATGATCTCCTGGGGGTTGATGCAGGTCATGGGCGGGGTGGCGCGTGAGCATGGCATGGTCGGGCCGTTTCCGCAGCTCTGTGATCCAGTGATCGGCCTCCGCTATGGGATGCTGCACCTCCGGAAGTATTGGGCGAAGTACCAGAATTGGCCGGACACCATTGCGAGCTACAACGCAGGGCATCCGGTGCGGATCGATGGGAAATACGCGAACCAACAGTACGTCGATAAAGTGCTGAAGTGGTGGAACGTGTACGAGCACCAAGTCCCGCTGAAAGAGACGGAGGCGTGAGGATGAAACAGGGCCAATGCCCCTATTGCGGGAAGATGGTTGATCAAAAGACCGCGAGAGCACACTGGTTGCGGTGCGAGAAGAAGCTGAAACGATAAGGAGTCCCAGGCATGGCCGACGATGTACTGGAAGGGGGGATCGGAGATTTTAAGGCGAAGCTGCAAGGGCCGCATGTCATTTACATTGCGCTCCTGGCGGGCTCGCTGGGCCTGACGGGGTACATGCTGTGGAACGATGTCCGGGAGAATCGTATCGTCTCCCACGATGAGCACATCACGATTCAGCAAGGCATCGATGAGATGGTGTACGTGCAGTCGTTGACCGATGAGGAGCGGAAGAAACTCAACCTGACCATGCCGGACTCGCTCGCCAAAAAGCGCAAGTCGGCCTGGGCTACTGACCACTAAGGAGGACACGATGGAACTGATTTCAACCGTGCTGGATGCAGTGCAATCGCCGGCGTTCGCGGGCGTGATGGCGGGCTTGTGGGTGGTGAGCGAATCGTTGGCGGCGATCCCGTCGATCAAGGCCAATAGTGTCTTCCAGCTGGTGCAGAGTTTTCTCGAACGGTTCAAGAGAGACTAAGCCATGTGGTCGGAAGCGATTGGGGCGGTGGCGGAACTGTCGAAGAAGGTCTTTGACTGGGCCACGGGCGGGCGGACCAAGAGCGAGAACGTCTTACGAGAGACGGCGGATCACTGGAAGGCGGAATATGATGCGGCGATGGCACGGCGGGACTATGTGGCTGCTAATGATGCTCTGCACCATTTGCGCCGGGTGCGCGACCAAGCCCGCGCTCAGCGTGGGGCCTGACGGGCGCGGGTGCCTGGTGGGCGTGGTGGATTCGACGGAAGCGGCGATTCTGCGCGCGAAGAATCCGGCGATCCTGGCTGGTGATTTTGTAATGACCGCGTTTTGCGCCGAGTCCATCGGGGCAGACCTCCACAATGAGATTTACGAACTGACGAGGTAACGCATGGCGGTTGGCACGACATACAACGCGACGATCACCCGGGACCGGCTCATTGAGATGGCGCACAGCGTCATTGGGGTGCTGGAGCCCGGGGGCACGCTCGACGGCGATCAGTTGCAGGATGGGAAAGACCTCCTCGGGCTCATCGTGCGCGAGACGGACGCCTCGGGGAAGTGGCTGTGGACCATCGGCGCGGCCTCGCACCTGACTTTGGCGGCGAGCACCCATCGGTACGACTCCTCGAACAATCTGCCGACGAATATCTCTGAATTGTTGACGGTGCATTATCGGGATTCCAACGGCCGCGACTGGCCGCTCGATATTCTCAAGAGCGAGCAGTACGAAGCGATCGACGAGAAAATGCAGATCGATGTGCCGAAGAGTGTCTACCTGACGGAGCATCGAGACCTGGCGAGCCGGGTGCTGTTTATCCATCCGATGCTCTCGTCGGTGGCAACCGAATCCGTGGTCACGGGGACCGATGCGAGTACCTATAAGTGCATTTACCCGCACACGGCGGCGGCGGTCACGCGGCCGATTACCGGCGCCAATTGGCGGATGGCCTGGGAGCTGGGCGGATCCAGCCCGGCGACGTGGGCGGCGGATACGAAATATACCTGCACGCAGCAGCTCCGGATGACGTACCGGCGCCCGATCTTCGACTTTGACACGGCGAGCGATACGCCGGACTTCCCGCTCGAATGGCCGCGCACGATTCTCTATAAGCTGGCGTTTGACCTGGGCGACCTGTACGGCATTCCGATCGATGAACGGAAAGTCATGGTCGAGAAGGCGAAAGGCGCGTTCAACGATATTTTCCCGAGCGTCAAAGCCAAGAGTAAAAAAATCCATCATAACGTGAGCTACTTCTAATGCCTAAATGGGAAGAGGTCCCGCTCATCGGGCCGGCAAACGAGAACATCGACGATGTGCAAGTCGATCAATGGGCGGCCACGCTGGTTGACGGCATCCCGCTCGTCGTCGAGGGCAAGCTCCAGATTGTCAAGCGGCCTGGACTGACGGCACATATTACCCTGGGAACGAATCTGCCGATCGACGGCCTGTACTGGTGGGACAAGCAACGGTGCGTGCTGGCCGTCAGCGCGGGGCGGGTGTGGAAGATCACAGATCAGGCTGGCACCTACACCGAAATCACCGGCTCCACGGCGCTCCGGTCCTCGCAGCTCGTGAGCTTCGCCAACGATGCGAGCAAGTGCGTGATGGCGAACGGCGGGCAGATGGTCCATACGGATCTCTCGACGCTGACCACGATGGCGGACGCCGATGCGCCGACAGCCGTGACACACGTGGCCGAACTCGATGGGTACGTCTTGGCGAACGAAGTGGATACGGGACGGGTGCATTACTCGGACATCGACGATCTCACCGGCTGGCAGGCGCTCTCTTTCTGGACGGCGGAAGCCAAGACCGATGACGTGGTGGCGATGAAAGAGGCGTTTCGAGAAATCTGCGCCTTGGGTCGGGAGACGGTCGAGTTTTGGGTGAACGATGGCGTTGCGCCGTTCTCGCGGATCCCCGGCAGCGCGCAGCCGTATGGGACGGAAGCGCCCCAATCGCTCGCGCAGGTTGGGAATAGCTGGATGTGGCTCGCGCACACACGCCGACTGGTGACGATGCAGGGGCGGCAAGTGGTCGAAGTGTCGAGCCCGTACGATCGGGTGATTCAGCGGTACGATTCCGTGAGTGATGCGGTGGGGTACACGGTCTCGATTGACGGGCACCCGATCTATCTCCTGAATTTCCCCTCAGCCAAGCAAACCCTGGCCTATAACTACCAGACGCAACAGTGGCACAAGTGGGGCTACTGGGACACGAACCGGGGCGAGTATCAGCGGTATCGCGGGCAAACCTACTGCTACGCGCGCAGCTGGAACCAGCACCTCGTCGGGGACTATGCCAACGGGATTATCTACAAGGCCGATCGGGCGGTGTACACCGACAACGGCAATCCGATTCGCACGCTGCTCCGGACGGGGCATATCTCGCACGGGGCCGAGTTCACGAAACGGTCGGAGATTTTCAGAATTCGCTGTAAGCGCGGCGCGGCGAACAGTGCCGTGAGTGACCCGCAGGTGATGATGCGGTCCCGGATCGACAACAAGGCCCAATGGGGCAACGAACGCTGGAAGTCGCTTGGGCAAGTCGGCAAGCATGAAGTGCATTTGGACTGGCGGCGCAACGGGGCCTATAAGACCTGTCAGCGCGAGATCGTCCATAGCGATGCCACGGATTTTGTCTTGATGGGCGCACAGGAATATCTCACGGTTCTCGGGAGGTAGCATGTCGGTTCCGCTGATTCCGCCGCCGGGCGTCTCTGACCTCAAGAATTTTCGAGCCCTGGAAGCCTGGGAGCAAGCCGTCTATGCGATGCTCCGGCTCACCGGCTCACGGACAGTCGATGTGGGTTCCATTGCAGCCGGGGCGCTGGGCTCCTTTACGGTGACGGTGACGGGCGCCAGGTCCGACGCTGGGCATACGGTACAGGTGGGGCTCCCGTCTACAGTCAGTACCGGACTGGTGCCGTGGGGGACGGTGACAGGTGATGACGAAGTGACGGTGTACCTGTACAATAGAACCGGCTCACCGATTGACCCGGCGAGCGCGACCTACCACGTGAGGGTGATGCCGTGAACGAGGTGATGCCCGCCACGCAGAAAGAGCCGACCATCCCGCGCAACGAGGACGTGCGCCGGGGGATTATTCGGCTCGAACATCAGATCAACGAGTATAAGGCCGAGCATGGGATTCCGGATCCCGAGCTGCCTTTGTGGCATGCGTTTGCGCCGGGGGCCTATGCGCGGACGATCTTTATTCCGGCGGGCACGCTGGTCGTCGGCAAGATCCACAAGCACGCGCACCTGAATATCCTGATTCGCGGGCGGGTGTCCGTGGCGACGGAAGAGGGGCCGATGGAACTGGAAGCCCCTCGGGTGATGACCTCGAAGGCGGGAACGAAGCGCGTGGTCTATACCCACGAGCCGACCTTGTGGACCACGATCCATCTGACGGACAAGACCGACATCGAACAGATTGAAGACGAGATCATTGCGAAGTCGTATGAAGAGTACGACGCGCTCCAGGATGCGGACGTGTTGCAGCTACTTCCGCTGGTCGATCGAAAGGGGGATGTATGAGTTTTGCGGCCACAGCGATTGGGGTTGGCGCGGCGGCGGGGATTGCCGGATCGGCGATCAGCGCCGAAGGGGCCAGTAAACAGGCCGGGGCAATCGGGGCGGGGCACGCGCTCAGCCGACAGACGGCGCTGGAGCTGGACGATCGGGCCAGGGCGGATATGGCGCCGTTCCGGTCGCTGGGCCTCACGGCGGGCAATCAGCTGGAGCAGATTATCGCGGGGAACGCCAAGCTCGACGATTTCTTTAAGGGCAGCTCGCTCTACGATTGGGAGTCCGAGATGGGTACGCGCAATATCAACCGACAGCTGAAGGCGCGGGGGATGTACAACTCGGGCGCGGGGCTCGAAACGCTGGCGATGTTTGAAAAGGGCCTGGTGGCAGAGCAAGGGAATGCCTGGTGGGACAAGCTGTTTAACACCACGGCGCTCGGGTCGAACGCGGCGGCCAAGATGGCGACGGGGACTACGCAGACCGGCAACACCCTGGCGAATCTCGCCACGCAAGCCGGCATCGCGCAAGGCGGGGCGGTGGCGAACCAGTACAATGCGATGGCGGGCGGGGTGCAGGGCATCGGGAACGCAGCCGGCTCCTACGCGCAGTATCAAATGTACAAGCCGTTCCTGGACCGACTGAGCGGGTCAAATCCTGGCGGGGCCGATCAGGAAGCCTTGGGCCGGTCGATTGTGGATGCGTCGATTAACTCATGGAACGCGGGCACGTTTTCATAGGGAGGCGCTATGCCGTCGGGATCGTTGTTGGACATGGACGGGATGGTTCGGAACATCGTCGGGATGCAGAATCTTGAGGAGACGCGCCGGCGGAACGATATTTACGAACAGAACTCCTTACTCCAGGCGGAACAGAACAAAATTGATCAGCAGAAGCTCCGGCAGACCACGGCGTTTCGGGCGTTCGATGAACTGGGCAAGATGGCCGATCATCCGGCCTTGGCGACGAACCTGGACAAGCAAGCCGATTTGCTCTTGATGCAGGGCAAAGTGATGGAGACGGGGCTCGGGGTGAAGGTTCCGCTTCCGTCGAAAGATGAGTTGATGGGCGGGTTTGCGCAAACCAAGACCCTCATGCACGCCATGCGGAGCGGGAATCAGGCCGAGGCGCAAGGGGCCTTGATGGAGGCGATGACGGCGAATCCGAAATGGGCCAGGACCGTCCTCGACGATATGAAGAAGGGCGGCGAGCTGACCGCACAGATGCAGGAATTGGACGTGAAACTCCAGACGCACCAGGCGCAGCTGGAAGCGATCAACCTGAAGAACGGCAAGCTCAAGATTCAAGAAGGCCTCTTTGCGGAACATGCGGCCGGTCTGACCCGTGTGGCGAACCTGGCCGGCGATCCGAAGTTTGCCCGCCAGTTTCAGGAGATTTTGAGTTTTCAGAAGCCGGAAGCGCGGCAAGCCTATTTGAACCTCCCGGAGAATCAGGCGTTCAAGCAGGCCTTTGAGCAGCGGCTCGATGCCGAGCGAAAGGATATGGGCTTCTTCGACGGGCTCGGGAAAGAGGCCGAGGGGATGACCCCGCAGAAAGTGTACCTGTTGGAGCAGGAAGTCGAGGCGCGCGCGAAGGCGCTGGCTGACGCCCAGGCAAAGAGCCCGGACGGGCAGGCGCCGGAAGACCAGCTGAACGAGCTGCGTAGCTATGAAGTAATCCGCAAGGCGCGAGCGGTGGAAGCGGAGTGGCTGAAGGATCCGTACAACAAAGACAAGTGGAAATCGCTCAAAAAGGCCGAGCAGGACTTGCGGCTCGAACAGGGCACAACCACGAAGAAGCTGACGGAGCTGGCCGATCAACGGACGGCGTTGGCGCAAGCGAAGTTTGATCAGAAGACACAGACGGGCCTGGCGGAACGGGATTTGACGGAAGAGTTCTTGCGCGGGATCAAGGCCGGGAAGAATGATAGCCAGGCGCTCGGGGATGCGATCGGCTCGGTGAAGCAGAAGTATCCCGGGGTGCCGTTCGATGCGACGAAGGTGACGAATCCGGACAAGCGGCATACGCAGACCGTGACGCTCCTCTCGCCGACCGAACGCACGAATATCGCGGAAGAACGCACGTTGGTCGGGCAGCTCGATAAGATCATTGCGAATTTCGACCCATCGTATGTCGGCATGTGGGATTCCCGCGTCGGGGACGTCGGGCAGATGACCAGCACCCTCAGCGCCAAGCGAGAGATGTGGCTCCAGGAGAGCCGGGCGTTTGTGGCGGAAGCGCGGCACAAGATTTTCGGGGCGTCGTTGACCGGCTCAGAGAAAGAGGCGGCCTTGAGCGAACTGCCGAACGAACGGATGGGCGACAAGCAGTGGCCGGCGGCGGCGAAGGCCTGGCGGGATAAGTGGGGGGCGCTCATTGAGCAACGGTTACGGGTGGCGGGCCAATCGAGAACACCCAACGGACAACCGGCGAAGCCACAGGTGGACCTTCGAGGGATGTCTGAGCAGGAACTCTTAGGCGTGATTCTTCAGGGGGGTCAACCATGAGCGAGGCGTTGGCGGCAGAGCTTCCAGTCGAAACGCCGATGGTCACGGTCCGACCGGACCCGAACGACCCGAATCGTGGCGTAACGGATCAGGTGCAGACGAGCGACCGGGTGCGGGTGAGTAGCCCGGGGGCACTGAACCCCACCGATGCGATGGCTGAAATGGAACGGCGCGCGGCGAGCGGGCAACTGTCACCACGGGCCGTCGAGGCGCTGGCGGAACTCAAGCGGCGCCGTGGCATTCAGACGCCGGCACCGGAGAGTCAGGACGCGGGTCAGGCGGCCCCTGGGGCGCCCCAGTATGACGGGGCCGATCGGCTCGTGGGCGTGGCGGCCACGGGATTCAATAAAGGCCTCGCGGTGCCGGTCGATTTGATCAACGAGGGCCTGAAGGCGATCGGGCTGCCGATGTCCGATGAGCCCTTCATGGGCTCGGCCTTTGTGGATAAGTACCTCTCTGGCGAGAATTTCCAGCCGCAAAGCGAGTTCGAGTCAGTGCTTCAGCGGGCCGGACTGGAAGTAGGCGCGAACACGCTGCCGTTGGCCGGCTCACTGACGGTCAAAGCGGCGAATGCCGGGAAAGAGATCGTGCGAACCGGGCAGGAAGCCGTGGCAATGGCCGGCCGTGACCCTGGCGCACTGGAACAGAAGAAGCGGGCCATTCAAGCCATTCCGGCGGCGCTCGTCGAGCAGCTGCAACAGGTCGGGGTGGAAAAGCTCGTGGCGGTAGAAGAGGCGTTGGCGGCGGGGGCGGGCGTCGGGGCTGAAGTGGTGCGGCAACTCTTCCCGGAAGGCGGACGGACGGCGGAATTTATCGGGGAACTGGTGGGCTCGTTTACGCCGTCGGTGGCGATGGGCTTGGTCCGGAAGGCGATTGAGGGCGTGCATGCCGTCAGCCGGACGGTGCTCGGGTCCGAGACCGAACGAGAAGCGCGGAGACGATTGGGGGGTAAGCTGAGCGATTCGGCCACGCCGGAGCAGATTCAGGCGGGTGTGGAGCGGGCTGAGGCACTTCGGCAGGAAGTGTCGCCCGGGGCCGAGAAAGGCGAAGGGCTCCAGTTGTCTGCCGGCGAAGCGATCGACGGATCGGTGCAGGCCACACAGACCGCCCAGCGGAAGGCGAGCCCGAAACTGGATGCCAAACTCAACACGCAACGGGCGCAGAACATCGAAGCGGTGACGAACTATTTTCGAGGGACGGCGCCGGAAGGGAATCCGACGAAGTACGCCGAAACGCTGCAAGCCATGCGCCAGAACAACGAGGCGCTGCTGGAGCTCGGCGTGGCGCGGACCCAGGCCAAACTCGACGCGGTGCGCGGGGATATTTCCAAGCGGGCGGCGGCGCTCCTGAATGACCTCGAAGCGCGGATGTGGGAGGCGGATCAGCGGATTGCCCAGCGGTTGCGGGCGATTGGGCCACAGCTCAGCGAGAAGCAGCGGGGCGAGATCATCCGGGGCGAGTACCTGGAAGCCGTCGGGAAGTTCCGGGAGCGGGCCAAGGCGGACTATGCCGAACTGGATAACCTCGGGCATGCCGAACTGCCGATTGCCGGCACCCTCTCCAAGCTCGGCGAGCTGCGCGATCAGTTCCCGGCACAACTGCAAGCGATCCAGAAGATCAACCCGCGTGTCTCCCGCGCGATCGACAATCTCGGGCACGATTACGAACTCATCCAGCGGGTCGAGAAAGCGCAAGCCGATCTGGAGATCGTCGGGGGGAAAGGCAAGGATCAGCGCGGCGGGTTCTCGTTCGGCGTGGAGCAAGACGGGACGGGGAGCACGCAGCGGTCAGTGGGGGTGCCGTCGAATTATCCATATTGGTACAAGTCGCTTGCCAACGAGAAGGTGGCGGGGACTGAGAACGTGCTGGACCGAGAGACGATCGAGAAGGCGCTGGACACGCTCAAGACCGGCGCGCAGCATGGCCTCCACGAGAAAACCATCCAGTTTGTGAAGCGAGCTATTTTGAATGATCCTGAGTTCCGCAAGTCGCCGTGGTTTGAGCCGGTCATGGACGAGTTGCAGAATGCCCCGTCGGCGAGCCTGAAGGATCTCCGGCAGCTGCGCTCCGATTTGCTCGGGCTGTCCAGGCAGGCGCGGGCGGCGGACGATCGGGTGCAGAACTATGTGATTCAGGAATTGGTCTCCGCGACGGATAGCGACATCGATAGGCTCCTGGGCGACTCTCCGTTTAAGGCGCTCTACCCGGTACATGGCGAACTGTACCGGCAGATTTCGGCGGACTATCGGGCGGGCGTCGAAACGCTGTTGAAGGGCACGGCGAACAAGCTCCGGCGCGTGAACCTGTACGGGGATTACACGGTCTACGATGAGTCGATTCCGGCGCTGTTCTGGCGGAACGAAAGCACGCTGCAAGACTTCCAGAAGGCGTTTGAGAATCCGGCGATGGCGAAGATTGCGCTGCGCGACTATGCCCTAGAGCGGTATGTGGAGCAGGTCGTCAAGAATGACCAGGGGCGGCTGGCGATTGATCAGAACGCGCACCGGAAATGGATGGAGCAGCACGGGCCCCAGCTCAAGCTGTTCCCTGAGCTAGAGGCGACGTTTAACAATTCGGCGAAGATGCAAGAACAGGTCGATGTGCTCCGGGAACAGGTCGAGACGTTCCGGAAGGGCAAGCAAGGGGAAGAGGCGCTGCGCCGGCGCGTGGAGGCCACACGTCGCCCGTGGGACTTCACGCAGGCGGATATTACCGCGCGTGAGGCGCGGCTCAAGCATGTGCAGGACGTCGTAGACCGGACGCGGCACCAGTGGGACGCCTCGAAGGCCAGTCTCTTCCTCGGACAGCCGGCGGGCGATGTGGGGTACAAGATTGCCACGGCGAGCGATCCGATCGGCGAGTATGAACGGGCCTTGCAGCTCGTCAAGCAGGATCCGGAAGCGGTGGCGGGGCTGAATAAAGCGATCTGGCTGGGACTCACGGAGAAGATTCAGCCGAGACTGACGGGCGTGACCGGCGAGACGAATCTCGGGGTGCTCCACAAGGAAATGCAGGCCTGGATCGAAGGGCATGGCAAGCTCATGGAGCGGGTGCTCGGGCCAGAGGGATTCAAGCGGATCCAAACCGCGTCGGAGGTCATTGAACGGATTGCCCGGGGGAAGAAGACCGGCTCAGATACGGCGATTGCCCTGAATGTCCAAGCGGCGCTGGCAAGCACGTGGCTCTCGCGTGGGTGGGCGGTCGCCACAGGGCGAGTGCCGGCGGGATTCGGCATCGCTGAGCGGGGCATGCAGAAGCTCATTAAGACCTGGGAAACGATGTCGGCGGCACAGCAGGACGATATTCTCTTGGAGTCGTTCTTTAACCCAAAGGCGTTTCAAACGCTGGTGAACGCGGCGACGTACGGGCCGGAGAACGCGATGGTCAAGCAGCAACTCAAACAGCTGCATCTGCACTTGTATAACCAGGGCGAGCAACGGCCACAGGAGACCTCGAAATGAGCACCTACGCCCAGCGCGTGCAACTCGGGCCGTTCTTCGATGGGGGCGCCCTGCAAGGCGGCGCGAAGCTGTATCACTATGCGGTGGGCTCCAGCACACTGAAAGATATTTATCTCGATCGAGCGAAGGGCACCACGCTCGCACAGCCGTTTGTCGCGGATGCGGACGGCATCTTCAATTTCTTCGCGGATGGCCTGTACAAGCTGATCATCGTCGGGCCGGACAGTACGGGTCCGGCGGTCGATGTGCTGTACACGCTGGACGATTGGCAGCTGATCGATGCGGCGGCCGACATTACGTGGGACGAAGGTGCGTCGGTGACGTCGGCCTCGACGATCGCCATTGGGCCGGAGATCTGGCAGCACGTGACGGGCAGTACGACGATTGCCACGATCACGATGACCACGCCGTTTGCCTGGCTGGTGTTCGACGGGAATCTGACACTGACCTATTCGGCAAACCTCCTGACGCCGGCGGGCATCGATCTGGCGGTGCGCTCGGGCGATGTGCTCTTTGTCCTGAATGAAGGCAGCGGGGTCGTGCGGATTGCGGGGCATACCCAGTACGACGGTCTGGTAATTGCCACGCAGGACAGTCGCACGGCCACGGTCGATGCGGCGCTGACGGTGCGCTCAACCACGAGCGGGACGCCGGCAGCGGGGATAGGGACGGGCATTCTCCTGCAAGCCGAAAGCGCCGACGAGACGCCGAGCGATGTGGGGCAGGTCGAGGCGGCCTTCAGCGATGTGAGTGCGGGCACCGAGGACAGCTATCTGCAAATCCTCTTGCGCGTGGCCGGGGCGGCGCTCACGGCCTGCTGGCGGTTTGCGGCGACGGCGGCTTTTAAGGGCATTCTGACGCACGCGAATACCGCCGACCGGACGTACACGTTTCCCAATGCCTCGTATGTGATCGATGCCGGGGAGTGCTACAAAGGCCCTTCGTCCTGTGGATCGGGGAGCACGCGTAGCCACGAGGGGACTGTGACGGTCGCCTCGAACGGGAACTACTCGGGCATTCATTACTATACCGATTTTACCCTGAACAGTGGCGTGACGATGACGGTGCCGGCAGGCAAGCGGCGGCTCATCATCGTGGCAACCGGCACCATCACGATCAACGGGACGATTACGGCGGCAGGCGCCGGTGGCGCCGGTGGAGCGGGGAGCGATAATGCGTCAGCGGCAGGCACGGCAGGAGGCGCGGGGAGCGACCAGCCTGGCGGCGGCGGCGGGAACGGCTCGGGGGCTACGTATGTCTCTGGGGCTGGAGGGGCCGTCCTGCAACACGGAGCGACACTGACGGCAGGCGGAAGCGGATCGGGGTCCAGCGGGAATGGTACGGCTGGCAGTCAGCTGAGTGCTTCAGACGCGGCATTCCCACTGCTGGCGGCGATGGGCGGTGGTGGTGGAGGCGGCGGATCGGCGAACGGAGCCACGGGTGGGGCAGGCGGGGCGGGTGGCGGATCGATTGTCCTGATTGCGCCGACGATTGTGCTGGCGGCCACAGCCACACTGAATACGTCGGGCAGTGCCGGATCATCATCTAGCAATATCGGTGGCGGCGGCGGTGCGGCCGGCAACGTCCTGATTGCGTGCCGGTCCTACACCGATAGCGGCGCGACCTTTACCCAGACGGGCGGGGCCGGCGGAAGCGGGCCGACGCAATCGGGCGGGGCCGGCGCGGCCGGCGTCAAGCAAATCAACATCTACGCCTAACGGAGACCTATGGGCAGCACGGCACAATTCAAGAGCTTCGGGCCGTTCTTTCATTCCGGCGCCCTGGTCACGGCGCCGCATATCTATCACTATGTCGCGGGGCTCTCCACGGACAAGGACGCCTATGCCGACCGAGGGAAGCTGGCGACGGTCGCGCAACCGTTGGTCGGCGATGCCTCGGGCATTGCGTCGGCTTATTTCGACGGGCTGTACAAGATCGTCGTGAAAACCTCCGATGACGCGACCACGCTGTACACCTGGGATAATCTGGATCTGACGGAAGACGAGCACCGGCTGGAAGGCTCGTTGGTGTGGAATCCGGGGAACCTCGTTGATGGGGCTGGGGAAACGTCGAGCGGGATTACGGTCACGGGCGCCGCGTTCGGGGATTTTGTACTTGTAGCGGCGCCCTACGATCTCCAGGGCATCACGGTCACGGGCTACGTAAGCGCGTCGGATACCGTCAAGATCCGCGCACAGAACGAGACCGGCGGCGCGATTGACCTGGCATCAGGCACGTGGCTCGTGCGCGTCTTGCGTCAATAGTTATTCTAAAAAATCCCAAGGCTCGCGCGCAACTCAGATTCAAGGTCGGCAATATAGCTTTGGACCGCACCGATTGGGGACTCGCATTGTTTATACCTATCAGGGACGGACGCACGTAGAAGGTGCAGTTCGCGCAATGTTTGCCCCAACGAAGAAACCCATTCATCTTCGCACGCTGGACCTAATTCAACTTCAGCGGAGTGAATGTATTTCTCAATTTGCTCTTTCGTCGGCTCTTGCATTCACAACTTCCATCAGTAACAGCTATAGTACGTCGTCGTCCCGATCTGATTGCCGATTATGGTCTGACAGGGCGGCACCACGGGAGCGCGACGCGGACGCGGCTGAAAGGGGCCGCTGCCACTGAGCGCCATTCCGAGGCCGAGCAGCGCCGCGTCGTCGTGCGACTCCTCGCGGACGGTCGCGCGAGTCCGCTGCGCTTGTTCGGCGTTCTGCCAGAATCCGACCTCACTCATACACAGCGACACGGCACAGAGCACGGTACGCCCGGCCACTTCCCCAGCATCACCCCAAGCCGACTCGTGAGGCTGTAACGGGGCGCAGGCTGAGAGGATCAGGACGAGACACAGACTCCAGAATGCGCGGGCTCGTTGCATCGGACACCTCCTGTTTGAAGGACCACACCCAATCGGCATACCCCTGCATGATCGGGGCCAAGAAATCGAAATTCAGGCGCGTGTAGATCGCGCACGGGCGGCTGTCGTAGTGATTGAGGATCGCCTTTACCAGCATCTCGTCGGCCTTCACGTTCATATACACATAGCTGGCGAGGGTGCGGCGGAAATCCAAGAGCCAAATATCATCCATCTGCAAGTCATGGCGGAAGCCGGCCCAAATCTTCCGGGCCGACTCGGGCAACAGCGGCTTGCCATAGTTCCCCTGAAAGACGTACTCGGGCATGTGGCCGTGCGCCTTCCCGCAGCTGATCGCGGCGAACATCTGCAAGGCCAGGAGCGCCTGCTTCGGGAGCGGGATGATGTGCGTGCGGCCGTTCTTCGTGTTGAGTTTCGTCCACTTCCCCACGGTGAGGTCGAGATCGGTCCAGCGCATCGTACACAGTTCTTTGATCCGGCCAGGGACGAGGATCCGCAGCGTGAAGAAGGTGTAGTATTTCGGGTCGAGGAAATCGAAGTTCGAGACCAGCCGGCGCAGCTGCGTGAAGTCCATCAACACCTCGCGGCTCTTGCAGGCGTAGCGCTTGACTTTCTCAGCGGGGTTTACCCCGTCATAGAGCGGCGCATGGGCCACGGGGTCAATGGTGTTGCTGGCCCAGTAGTAGGCCTGGCGAATCAGACCGAGCACCTTGTTCGCGTGGGCCTTCGTCTCGCTGAGCGATTGCACCAGCAAGAGCACATCATAGCGGGTCACGGCAGCGGCGTCTTTGTCGCGCCATTCCGGCGTGTCGAAGAACTGGCGTTGAATCTGTGCGTACCCGCGTTGGGAGTGGCGGCCGGCCAAGGACGCAATGTACCGATCGAGCAGTGTTCCGAATGTCATGGCACCCTCCTGAGTGGTGGGGCGTTATCGCACGGCGCCGTGCACGGGCGCAATTGGGGGAATCCCTAATCGGCTCTCCCTGATAAGGTATAGCACCCCATCATACCGAATGCAAGGGGCACGAAAAATAAATTCGCACGCCCTCTTGACAGGTATCACGCCTTATAGTACAGGTATCGCACTTTACAGGAGGTGACGCGATGCCCATGAATCCGAAAACATCCCGCCAGGTCGCCGGCTATGTCCGGCCGGCGCTCAAGACCCGCATGCGGCGCGTGGCGAAAGCCAAGCCGCGCTATACGGTCAGCTGGCAAATCGAAACCGCCCTGGAGCGGATGATTGCCGAGTACGAGGCGCTGGCCGGGTTCCCGCCTAAACTGTCCGGCGACAAACTGCCGTAGGAGGTCTGTCATGCACATTCTCACGATGGGGGTCCAGGTGGGCCTGTGGAGTGTCGCCGGGTATGTGGCCGTCCATATTTACGAAGATTGGAAACACCGGCGCAAGCAGCCCACGATTCAGACGTACAGCAATGCGATTACGGGAGGCAAGCGCCATGCCCAACGATGAGCTGAGCACCTATTACCGCGATGTGGTCCTGCCGTGCCATGGGTTCAACCTCTGGAACTATCTGAGCAGTACCAGTCCGATGTACTGGGATTTCGCCAAGATCCGCGAAGCACTCGATCAGCTGGAAAACGATGTGAAAGCCCACACGGCGGTGCCCCAATGACCGCGCTGGAGTGGGGCGAAGTGGCCGTGACGGTCGCCATGCTGCTTGTGCTGATCATTGCCGCCTCGCAGTTGGTGGCGGACACCTGGAGGCATCGCCGATGAGCTGCCGGGTGTTTCTCCACGAAGACCGATTAGCGATCCAGGCCACGTTTCTCCATAAAGACGCCTGCAAGTCCGTCCCCGGCGCGCGCTGGGATAAGGGCTTCAAGTTGTGGACGTATCCCGCCACACCAGGCGCGGCGCGGGCCATTCACGAAGCCTTCCCGCCGGAGTCGGCCACCTGGGAGGAGTCGGCAGCGGCGCTGCTGATCGAAGCGGAGCGGATTGCCAGGGCCGCAGAGCATAAGACGGCGAACGATCTGCCGGCGATCCCCCTGACGAAAACGCAACCCTGGGCGCACCAGCTGCGCGGGTATCACTTCGCCATGCAGACGCCGGCCTGGATGCTGGCAATGGATATGGGCACCGGGAAAAGTAAGGTCACGGTGGACGTGATCGTGAATCAGGGCTGGCAGCGCGTCCTGATTCTCTGTCCGAAGTCCGTGGTGCAAGTGTGGCCGTTGGAGTTCGAGAAGCACAGTGCGGTGCCGGTCGGGACGCTGGCACTCGATGAGGGCTCGATGATCCAGCGGACGAAGAAGATGACGGCGTTCCTTGATCTGCAAGCCGTGCGCGGGGTGCCGGCGATCGTCGTGGCGAACTACGACGCCGTGTGGCGCGGGCCGATCGATGAGGCCATCTTACGCACCAACTGGGACGCGGTGATCTGCGATGAGTCGCACCGGATCAAAGCGCCAGGCGGGAAGGCCGCCATGTTCTGCTCGCGGCTCGGCGATCGAGTGCCGAATCGCGGGTGCCTGACTGGGACGCCGTTGCCACATTCTCCGCTGGACGCCTACGCGCAATATCGGTTCCTCGACAAAGGGATTTTTGGCACGAGCTTCGTGAACTTCCGCGCACGGTACGCCGTCATGGGCGGCTTCAACGGGAAGCAAGTGCTGGAGTACCAGCAGCAAGAGGAGTTCCACGAGAAGTTTTACAGCATCGGCTATCGGGTGAAGTCGGAAGATGTGCAGCAACTCCCCGACGCCGTCGATGTGGTCCGGCCGGTCGTGCTCTCGGCCTATGCGCGCAGTCTCTATAACACCCTCAAGAAAGAGTTTGTGGTGGGCCTGGGCGACGGGACCGTGACAGCGGGGAACGCGCTGACGCGCCTCCTGCGCCTGCAACAGATTGGCTCAGGCTGGGCGCGACAGGATCGGAATGTTGAAACGGGTGAAGAAGGCGAGTTGGTCCAAGTGGATCAAGCCAAGCAGGACACGCTGGCCGACTTGCTGGAGGATTTGAACGATGTCGAACCTGTGGTTGTGTTCTGCCGATTCCATCACGATCTGGACGCAGTTCATACCGTGGCCTCCGCTCTTGGCCGTCAAAGTCTTGAGCTGTCTGGACGCCGCAACGAACTACGGGAATGGCAATCGGGAACGGCGCCGATTCTTGCGGTCCAGACGCAAAGCGGCGGCGTGGGCATCAACCTGGTCCGTGCACGTTACTGTGTGTTCTATAGCCTTGGGTTCTCACTCGGCGAGTACCTGCAAGCCCGGAAGCGCACCCACAGACCCGGACAAACGCAGAACGTGACCTACTTCCATCTGATTGCCACGAAGACGGTGGATGAGGACGTCTATAAAGCCCTCGAATCCCGGCAGGACGTGGTGGAGGCGATCTTGGCACAGGTGTCGGCATGAACGTCAGCGCGTTGCAGCTAGAGGATGATCACCACGAAGACCCGATCCGTGAGCTGGGCCTGGCGCTGGCGGTGGTGGAGCAGGCGTTGCGGGACATTCAGAACGCCAAGCGGCGCGTGACGTACAAGAAAATGCGACCGAGTTACCTGACCGGCGATCAATGCGCGGCGGACGATGCGCGAGACTTTCTGCTCGTGCGCTTGTGGGAGGAGGACAATCATTGGGGGCAGGTGTTGCGCCTCTATGGGGTGCAGCGGTTCACGAAAGAGCGGTTGTGTCATGGGGTACGGCATTTGGAGACCACGAACGAACGGCGGCGAAATCACCGATGGAATCAATCAAGGAGGGGATGATGGCAGCGACCACGGCGGATCTGGTGAATGAGTTTATCGAGCTGGATGAACAGCGGAAAGGAAAGGAAGGTGAGATTGACAAACTGAAAGAGCGAATGGCGGAACTTGAACCGCAAATCATGGAGCGGTTTGAGAACGCCGGCATGCAGTCGATGAAGTCGAAGCATGGCACGGTGATTTATGTGCGTCGGGACCTGTGGGCCGGGGCGAAAGAGGGGGCGGACGTGCTGTTGCTCGAATCGCTCAAGTCGGTGGGGCTCGGGGATATGGTGAAAGAGAAGGTCAACACGCAGACCCTCTCGGCCTATATCCGCGAACAAGAGAAAGAGCACTTCGGGCAGAACATCTCGGCCAAGCCGAATGAAATCATTGACGTGCTGCCGGAGCCGTTACGAGCGGCGGTAGCGATTACCGAGAAGTTTTCACTCCGAACGAGAAAGGGATAAACGATCATGGCGTGCAGGGCGAGTGGCAATAAAAATCCTAATTGGCGAGGAGGGCGATTTGAAGACGTGAATGGTTATGTCCGCATCCGAATGGTTGACCATCAGAGGGCAAACAAGGAAGGGTATGTTTATGAGCACATTGCGATTGCCGAGAGAGCCATTGGTAAACCGTTGCCTGTGCAGGCGCAAGTCCACCATGTAAATTTCATCCCTAATGATAACCGGAATAGCAATCTGGTGATCTGTGAAAATGATGGCTACCACAAGCTGCTCCATCGGCGTACGGAGGCATACTTAGCGACAGGGAACCCTGAGTATCGGAAGTGCAAACACTGCAAAAAATTCGATTCTCCTTCAGCGCTTTTTATTCCAGCTAGCGGGGACACCCCATACCATAACGCATGTGCTAATCAGCGAAACAGAAAAAGATATGCAGCTAAACATCAAGGAGGGCAACGTGGCTAAGGACTTAACGACTAAAAGCACCCAGGAAATCATTGTCTCTCAATACAAAGCGTTGTCGGTGCCGGCGCAACAGCTGACCACGTTCCTCATTGAGAACATCGGGAGCCAGGGCTTGCGGCCGGCGGACCTGGACAAGATCAAGGTGCCGGCAGGCGGCGGCGCAGTGTGGGAAGTGCCGACGCTCAAGGGACCGGAGCCCGTGAAGGTGCTCGAAGGGATTGTGCTGCATTTCAAGGACGTGCGTGGCTACTGGTCGAGCAAGGAAAGCGGGAACAATCCGCCGGATTGCAGCTCGAACGACGGCATGGTGGGGATCGGGAAGCCGGGCGGCGATTGCCAGAAGTGTCCGCTCGCGCAGTTCGGCTCGGCGATCGATGACAAGGGGCAGCCGTCCAAGGGACAGGCGTGCAAATCGATGCGGATGCTCTTATTCCTCCGACAAGAGGACATGCTGCCGATGATCATTAGTCTCCCGCCGACCTCGTTGCAGAACGCGAAGAAATACTTTCTGCGACTGGTAGCGAACGGCTTGCCCTATTACGGGGTCACGTCCCAGCTGCGGCTGGAGCAGGAAAAGAGCGGCGCTGGGAAAGTCTATAGCAAGGTCTCCCTGGCGATGGGCCGGCAGCTGGAGACGGACGAGCTGGAGAAGGTGCAGATGATCGGGAAGGCGATGCGCGAACTGTTTGCCCGGACGGTTGTGGATGCCACGGATGTCCGGCACGAATAGCGAGCTGCGCCAATTTCTCGACGCGCTCTGGCCGGACGGGCTGGATGGGCGGGCGCTCCTCTTCTGGGGGGCGCCGTCCAAACGGTCGGAATGGGTGCAGGCGATCACCGATGACACGGTGACGATGCTGGAGCAGTGGGCCGAGAAAGAGAATGTCTACGTCGGCTGTGCGCTCCGGAGGCAGGCCCTCGGAGCCACGCTGCGCGGAGACAAGGATGAGTGCGTGGCGATCCCTGGGCTCTGGCTCGACATTGACTACGGGGCCGACCATAAGAAGCCGAATCTCCCGCCGACGGAACAGGACGCACTGGCGCTGGTCGAAGGGATGGGGCTGCCGCCGACGGCGGTGATCCACAGTGGGCGGGGCTTGCAAGCCTGGTGGCTCTTTCGGGAACCGTGGACGTTTGAGGATTCACGAGAAGCGAGTTTTGCGGAGGATCTCACGAAGTTTTGGTGCCACACCCTGCGCGTCAAGGCCAAGGCGCACGGATGGGACGCCGATCAAGTCGGCGACCTCCCACGGGTGATGCGGCTGCCGGGCTTGTGGAACCGGAAGGGCGTCCCGAAGCGCACGAAGCTGCTGAGTCTGACCGACGCGCGATACAACCCTGATGAGTTCGAGCCCTATTTGATCCAGGGGAGCGAGCAAAGTCAGGAAGCCCCCTCCAATTTGACATGGACGTTTGAACTGAGTCCGACGGCCGAACCGCCGGCGGACAAGTTCATGCTGCTGAGTGAGATTGATCAAACGTTCAAGCTGGCCTGGCTGCATAGCCGGAAGGATCTGCAAGATCAGTCGGCGAGTTCCTACGATTTGAGCCTGGCGACGAGGGCGTTTGCCGCGAACTGGGCGCCGCAAGAGATCGTCAATCTGCTCATCGCCCATCGGCGGAAGCACAAAGAGGATCTGAAGCTCCGCAAGGACTATTACGAACGGACGCTGACGAAGGCGATCAGCGGGAAGGATCAAGAAGCCCGGAAGCAACTGGTTGACGATCTGAAGGCAGGGAAGCCGCTCCCGGATCAGACCGAGAAGGATCCAGCGGAGCTGCTGGGCATTCTGAGTGGGATTCTCGAAGCCAAGATTACGAAGCTCCTGAAGTACCACGGCGAAGTGGGCATCTATGACATGGAATTGAACGGGCAGACCGTGCGGATCGGCGGGATTGAGATGCTGACCACGCAACGGCTGTTCCGCAACAAAGTGGCCGATGCGGCGGGGATTTGGTTCCCCAGTCAGAAGCCGGCGCTGTGGGACAACACGGTGCGGCTGCTCTTGCAAGTGGTGGAGCATGTGGACGTCGGGCAAGAGGCGACGGCCAAGGGGGCGCTGGCAGGGATCCTGGAAGGCTACCTGCAAACCGTGGCGCCGGAAGATCGGGCGGACGAGGCGCTGATTCAGCATCAGCCGGCGCTGAAGGACGGGAAGCCCTGCTTTACGCTGACCGGGCTGCGCCTGCATCTCGTCGGGCAGTATCAGGAGAAAGTGACCACGCAAGCCCTGAGTGTGCAGCTGCGCGGGATGGGCTACCAGGGGCACAAGATTAACCTGCTGGATCGGAAGCGCAAGGCGCGGACGAGCCGGTTTGTGTGGGGGATGGCGTAACGGGTGCCCGTCCCCTAGACGGGCAGTGCGCTGCGTAGGGGTACACAGCCGGGCGGGGTAGAGGTGCCCCGCCCACACTGAAAGGCTGCGATGACGTCCACTGAATACCGCATTGTGGGCCCTCCCGGGACAGGGAAAACCACGACCGCAAGCCGGCTGATTACGGAAGCCTGTCAAGAGTACGGGAGCGAGAACGTCCTCGCGGCGAGCTTCACGCGAACGGCGGCGCGTGAATTGGTCCGGCGCGATTTACCGATGAACGAGGAGCAAATCGGGACGCTCCACGCGCTCTGCTACCGGATGATGGACCGGCCGACCATCATCAGCAAAACGCACCTGAAGGACTGGAACGCGGAACATCCGAGCTGGGCCTTTGAAGGCGGAGCGGTGTCGGATCTCGACGATCCCTATGCGGATCCCGAGGCCGGCGGGGCGCAAGAGGGCGACCGGATCGTGCAGGACTATCATCGGCTGCGGGGCTTGATGCTGCCACAAGAGGAATGGCCGATGCGGGTGCAGTGGTTCGCCGAGGCCTGGCAGGACTTCAAAGAACAGACCAGGACGATCGACTTTACCGATCTGATTGAGACGTGCCTGAAGGAGAAGACGGCCATTCCGAACGGCGCGGCGGTGTTCTTTCTCGATGAAGTGCAGGACTTCAGCCCGCTCGAATTGGCCCTGGCGCGACACTGGGGGAGCCAGGCCGAGAAGGTGTATCTGTTGGGCGACGAAGACCAGACCTTGTACACGTTTAAGGGGGCGGTGCCGGATACGTTCTTGACGCCGGAGCTGCCGGCCGATCAGGTGACGGTGCTCTCGCAATCGTACCGGATTCCCCGGTCGGTGCATACGGCGGCGGTGCGGTGGGTCGAAGGGATGAGCCGGCGGATGCCGAAAGAGTATCAACCACGAGACGCGGATGGGCTCGTCGAACAGCTGCCGATTACCTACAAGTACCTGGCGCCGCTCAAGGATCAGTTGGATGAATGGATGGACGCGGGCAAGAGCGTGGCGTTCCTGGCGAGCTGTAGCTTCTTTGTGGATCCCGTCAAGCATCAACTCAGAGAGTGGGGCATTGCGTTCCACAATCCGTACCGGAAGCAACGAGGCGACTGGAACCCGTTGACGGGGCGGGCGGGGACGGTGAGCGCGGCGGATCGGCTGTTGGCGTTCCGGCAAGTGGCCGACGTCGGGCGGTGGTGGACCTATCGAGAGTTGTGGACGTGGGCGGCGGCCTTGGAGGCCGACACGGTGTTTGCGCGGGGGGCGAAAACGGCGATGCGGCGGAAGGCCGAGGACGAAGCGACGGCGGCGCTGGCGGTGGAAACAGCGGACCTCGAAGCGTGGATGCCGAGCGAGGAGACGGCGAACGCGGCGACGGCGGGCGATGCCGAGTGGCTGCTCGGGCATGTGCTCAAGACCTACGAGAAGCCGATGGGGTACGCCGGGCGTGTGTTGCAGGCGCGGGGCCCGGCGGCGCTGCGATCACGGCCACTGGTGTCGATCGGGACGATCCACAGCTACAAGGGGGGCGAAGCCGATGTGGTGGTGCTGTTTCCGGATCTCTCGCCGGCGGGCTATCGGGAATGGACCACGCCGGGGGACGCGCAAGACAGTGTGCGGCGAATGATCTACGTGGGGATGACCAGAGCGAGAGAGGCCCTGTATTGGGCGCAACCGTGCGGGATGAGCATAGGGGGGTATCTATGAATCTCTTTGACGGGGATCGGGAACGGCATGTGCCGGGACGGACACCGAAGATCGTGGGCGGACGGAAGCCGGCGGCGGGCATCATGCGAGCCTCGCCGGGCTTTCGGCTGCGGGTGACGCAATCGGTGCGGAATGGCAATTACGCGAAGATGGGGTTGAGGAAATTGTTTGGAGACAGTAAATGAGTCGATGGGCACAGGCGAAACAACTCATTGAGTTCGATTGGAGGGCAGCATGGCAGGACGTGGCACGCGGCACGATGGGCGAGCAGCCGGCACAGGTGTATCAGCTCGTCGAGGCAATGGACCAGGCGTATCACCGAAAGGACAAGGCGGGGTTTCTCGCGCTCAAAGCTCAGCTCGTGAAGCAGCCCTCGTGGATCGGATCGAGCGATTCCTCAAGCAGCAACCCGCCTGCTGGGTGCGGAAAACCCACGGCAGTTCCTACACAGCTGGATTGCCTGATTTGATCGGGTGTCTGCGGGGGCGGTTCTTTGCGATCGAAGTGAAGCGGCCCGGGGAGCAGCCGACGGCTCTCCAGGTCCAGGTGTTGCAGGCCATGCGAAACGCCTATGGCTACGCGATGTGGGCGGATCGGTTCGAGGATGTCGTGCAATTTGTGCGGGAAGTCGCTTGACATTTGTGTATCGTAGAGTATCATGCCGGTATCATTGGAGGGACGGCCATGAGCGACGGGGGGATGACCGCGTGCGACTGGGGGTTGCTTGTCGTGGGATTGATGCAGGTCGCCAATTGTCTGTGGACGATGGTGTTGACGGGAGCCATTATGCGATTGGAAAACAAATTAAAGGTGGCATCATGAGCGACGGGACGGTGCGGCGATATCAACGATCATCTCTAGATGTCACTGACGCAGACTGTGATTCGGAATGGGTAAAAGCCTCCGACTACGACGCGCTCCGCACGCAGGCGCGGGAGCTGGCGGAAGAGTTGAGGAAATTGGCAAATGAGGCATCGGGATTTGAAGCGATGTCGTCAGACGCACACCACGGGTATACCAATAAACTTATTTTACGTGCAAGAGTTGAAGAGGCGCGGGCTGTATTAGCCAAGGCCCAGGCGGTGCTGAAGGAGGGGGCGTGAAGAAAACCTATCTCTGGCATAACGAAGATGATGCCAAACAGGCAGTGAAACTCATTCGTGCTGAACGGAAACGGGTGCGGAGGATGGTGGAGGCGGTGCTTAAAGAGGCAAAAGAAGCCCACTTTGGAGAGGTATTGCTTGGGCATGAGTTGGCCTGCGACGACATCCTCGCCAGGCTGAAGGAGGGGAGATGATGGAGCGCGAAGAAATCAAAAACGCTGTGATCGAGAGCGCCGTGATTGATATTGCCGACAGAGGATTTCTCACGGTATGGGTGCATCTCGATTACGGGGGGAGCGGTCAAGGGTTTGGAGGGTATGCGCTTTATCTGCCGAAATCGTGGACACATCACAGACTACGGGAGGGGGCCGCTGGTCATTTTCTCTACCGCGTGATGGAGATAGCGGGAGTCGGGAAATGGGACCAACTGAAGGGGAAGACGGTTCGCGTGAAGATCGTAAATGGTCTGGTTTCTGCGATTGGCCATATCGTGAAAAATGATTGGTTTGACCCAGGTAAGGATTTTAAGGAGACATCAGCATGATCCCCCGCCGCCAGTTTATGAAGGTGAGTATTGGAACGGTGGCTGCAATTGAACGGCTTGAACATCTTTTAGCCTTAACCCTCTTGCGACAGGTGCGGGGATGATGAAATTAACGAAACAACAGCAGGACGCTAGATTGAGGCCGCATCGGGTTAATGGCCGATGGTTTTATCTAGGTGATGGTCGTGGCATTGAAGCGTGTTCATTTCATGCCCATCAAACGGCGATTTACAGCATACCCGTACAAGTGCTGCTTCGTGCCTTGGATAAATGCGGCTACCTTGACCAGTGGGATCGCAAGCAACAGACACTCAAGAAGGTGCAGCCATGACCGACCACGCGACACGGGCGAGAGAGCTATACGCCACTATTCGAGGGCGATTGATTTATCCATCGAACGCAGAGGATGAAAAGGCCGCTGCTATTGAACTCATCGCCGCCGCCTTGGACCAGGCCGCGCAGGAGGCGGTGAAAGACATGGAGCAGCGCAAGGATGCCGCTTACCTGGAACGCAATCAGGTGGTGGCGGCATTGGCGAAATGTTTCCCGTCAGGTAAGGCCAGAACGGCAATAGAGGGATGGTCAGAGGATTGGCATAACTGTGTCTATATCGACCTGCCGACCGGTCAAGTGTCCTGGCATTATCACGATTCGCAAGCCTATCTCTTCGTTGGGGTGCCGCATTATCTCAGCGCATGGGATGGACATAGCACAGAAGAAAAGTACAGACGGCTCGCCCAGCTTCAGGCCGCGCAGCCGGTGTGGAGCAAGGATCGGCCAAAGGTGGCGGGGTGGTACTGGTGGAGACATGGTGGATGCGACAGAGTGAGGTATGTCCATTCTGTTAAAGATAATCTCCTGCGCGTTGAAGCGCCTGATGGTTGGTTTGAAGATATACATAATGTTGGCGGCGAATGGGCAGGCCCCTTGCCCCTGCCGAGGGAGGCGTAGGATGGAGACGAAAAATCTCGATAAGCTGATGGCGCAGGCGACGCCTGGACCATGGAATGATTTTGTGCTCGACGCACCGAAGAATTCTATCGGGCAGTATGTGCAGCAATGCGTTGACGCTTCTGGTGGTGATGAGTTTATGTTTGTGAGTGCGCCACATCCAGACGGCGGGGATGCTGATATTGCTCACGTTGGGAACGGTCCAAAGGGAAAAGCGAACGCCAAGTTGGTTGCCCTCTTCGGCACCCACGGCCCCGCGCTGGTGGCGGTGCTGAAGCAATGCGTCGAGGCGCAGAATCGTATTGATGGAGCCGTTGCGCAATCAATGGCTCGGCAAATCCTCGTTAAGATTGACCAGGAGGCGACGAGATGATAGACGCTGAAAAATTCCGCAATATGCCTACGGGTAGCAAAGATGGCGGCCCCTATTATTTTGCCAGGCCGTTGCCTGACCCGTGGATTTGCCGCCTGCGTGATGCGTGGGAAGTATTAGTGGGGCAAGCTGTAGCAGTCAAATTCAGGCTCTAAACAGGAGGCGACATGCCAGAAGTGATGTGGGTATGGGATTACGAACGACGAGATTTAGGATCATGGCCTACTGACTACAAAGGGCATAATAAGCCCACTCCCATCCTCACGCTCGACCAGATTGAGGCGTGGTTGAGGAAAGCACGACTCAAGGCCGATCTTGAAGCTGAAAACAATGGGTACGAATCAGCTATTGACGACCTGCTCGACCAGGTGCAGGCGTGGCGCAAGGGTGGACAATGAATCTTAAACCAGGTTGGTTAAAACGGCAAATTACCGCAGCGAAGCAGGACTTCAAACGGTGGCCTGCATGGATGAAGCGTGAGGCTGTGAAGAAATAACCGTGGGGGAGCCTGAAGGCCGCTCAGGTGAAAGAGTCAGCGCGTTGCGTCGTATGGCGTGTCGGCTACCCTCCCCCACACACAGAACGGGTCGAGGGTGTCTGCCGGATATAACGAAGAAGGCGGGGACACGCCACGGAACTATGCCCCCTGCCGCCGTGGCGGGGCTTTAACGCATCCCTCGACCCCACAA